GGCAAGTAAAACTATGGGAAGTTCAGTAACAGATGTTAATGACAAAGATTTTTGGGTAGACACAGAACGTGGTATAATCTACATAGAAAATTATGCTATACACAACATGCTTAACAGTGCTCCAGCAGGCGTTTCTGCTTATGTAAAGTATAGATATGCAACTGCTACAACTCCTAAAGACATAAAGTTAGCAACTATTTATTTTACAGCAGCAACGATTGCAATGAATGATGATTTAAATTTGATGCAAGAGGCAGACGATTCAATGGACAATGCTACTAAGTCTCAAAAGTTTGAAGACATGGCAATGAAAATATTAAAAGACAATAAAAGGTTAGACCGAGACATGACAATGGCAAGGGCAGTTGGTGGCTTCGGCACAGGAATGGTGACTCCGTAATGGCAGTCACGTTTAATGAATTAAACGACCCTGTGACAACCGTCTCGGCATTATTAGATTCTAATTGGGATGTAGGAGACATAGCTGGAACATCAGTAAAACCAAATATTGGCGATACTTGGGATTTAAACAAAGTAAATTTAAAAAATAATGATGTGATTCGTTGTTATGAAATATCAGCAAGTCACGATTTTTTAGGAGTTGGTCATGGCCTTGACAAAGGCACGGCAACTATTTCAATAGATATAGCAACAAAGGTAAGTAGGTCAAGACTTAGAGATTTGTATTCAGAAGTTGTAAGTATCATTAGAGGTGCAAGGGCAGGAAATGCGCCTACGGTGTTAAACACCAATTATGCAGACATAAAACTATTGTCTCGCACAGACCAGAGTGACAAGAATCGTCGCTGGTATCGTTACGTTCTCGATTGTGAAATCACAAGTTACGAGGCGGTGGTATAATGGTAAAAAAAGCACAAGATATACAAGCAGCATATGAAGTAGAGGGAAATCAGTATGGAAATCCTCCTGATTCAACACTCTATCACTTAGGTCTACTGGACACATTTGACCCTAGGGCAGTAGCAATGAACGTTACTCCTGTTCCAAGTATTGGTCAATCTACTGATGCACATCATGCAGCAGGGCCGATTGATGTTACGTTACCTCTTAAGGTTGCATTACAAGGAGATGGTTGGAAAGAATTACTTGGTAATGCTATTGGTCGAACCCATGTAGATGCTGATGAAACTTCTACTGGAACTGGCGCACCAGGTGGTGATGGAATTGATGCAGTGCACGCACTTACAACTGATGTTTATTCACACGCAATACTAGCTAAAGATTTATCAACAACTCAACATACATTATGCACAGGTGTAGTAGTCAATGAAGCTACATTAGAAGCAGATTATACTGCTGGAGGTTACATAACATTAGATTGTGCTTGCACTGCTTTGTATAGTGAAGATGACGATGATGGTGATTTTACTTTTAATCAAAATGATGCTTACAACGGTGTAGCTTTTCCATCTGCTCCTACAGCAGACCCGCTACTTCCAACTGATATGACTTTAAGTTATTCAGTATCTACTACTGCAAACGCTTTAGCAATCACAGATACGGCTGGAAATTATATTGAAGTCGGTGAAAGGTATATGCGTTTTTTTGATGAAACAGATGCGTTAGATTCAGGTTATAGTGCAGGTGGCCCTATTGTAGCAGAAGGGGTAATAGATTTAGACCATTCAGATTATGATAGTAATGGTATGGATGCACTTAAAACAGATATAAATGCAATAGCAACATCATGCACAACTGGAACTTCATCAACAGACCCACAAAATTTGTTAAAAGGAATTTACAAAATGACTGCTGGTGCAGTTAACATTCCTGCTGTAACTGATACAGACCAAACACTTACAGAAATATCAAATTTGAAAACAGTATCTCTTAAGATAGCAAATAACAACACTCCAATACCAGGTAAAGTAGATGGTAAATGGGTTCAAAATAGTAAAATTGCAAGAGGTAAAGCAGATATTACGTTAGATATTACTGCTACAGCTCAAGATGAAACACTTTATGACATATACAGGGGAGAAACTAATGGCGGAGTTATTCCTTTGATGAGATTAGATTTTGGCACTAATGGTTCAATAGCACTTACAAATGGAACTATTACTTCTTTCTCAAGGCCACTTACAGGTGGTGGAGAAGTAGTTGATACATTGAGTATTAAGTTTAGAGGTAATGGCGACTATAGAAATTATAGTGCATTTGCAATTAGCGCTGATTTAACATTACAGTAGGTAGGTAAATGGTAAGCACAACAGGTCAATTAGACGCCCCACTATTAGATATAGGAGCAGTTCAAAGAGAATACTGGGAACGAAAAACTGTTTATTTGCCTAGCTTAGAAAAGTTACAAAAACCTAAAGGAATACGTGGTTGGTTCCAAAAAACGCACACACCTGTGATAGTTTTACGCAGGTTAAAAGACTCAGAATGGCAAAGTATTAATGACAAATTTCTTGATTTACGCACAGAATTAGCTAAAGATGCTAATTTATTACATGCTTTAGTTAACAAAGTGTCTGAAAAAGGTCATTTATCACAAGATGAAAAGAAATTTTTGTCAATTTCTACACAGAAAGCAATGCCAATCTATATTGGTATGCTAGAATTGATGATTGATGAGCCTAAGATGGAATATTCAGAGGTTGAGGCTCTTTTAGATATAGTTGACCAGCATGATAAGGACACATTGATGGCTTATGTCAATACACTTACGTCAGAAAAGATGAGTGTTGCACAAGCAGTAGCTAATGAACGTATGGATGATTATGAAGGAATGCGCACAAAAATGATGAGGGATATGAAACTTGGCTGAAGAGTATGTAATTAGCGTTGTTTTAGAAGGTAACTCTTCTGGTATGACTAATGCAACAAATAAAGCTACTAAAAGTCAAAAAGGTTTGAAACAAAGCACTACTGAATCTAATGTTGCTTTTTTAGCACAGATTGCAGTGTTTCAAGCTTCTGTTGCTGCTTTAAATCAAGTAAGTGGTGGTTTGAATAAGTTTGCTGGAGCTTTAGATAAAGTAGGTGCAAAAGATACTGCTAAAGTTGTAAGAAATATTGCAACAGCATTTGAAATTGTTGCAGGTCCATTGGAAGTTATACTCGCAGGGTTTACATTTTATATTGTTTTGTCAAGTCAAGCAGCGGCGGGCGCACTTGGATTCTCTCTTGCTAACTTTACACTTGCAGGTTCACTTACAGCAGCAGCAACTGCAATGGCTGGATTCCTAATTACTTTTGGACCTTTCTTATTATTAGTAGGTGTAGTTTTATTGTTAGCAAAACACTTTAATGTTCTTGGAAGAACTATTGATATTATAATGAATCCATTACAGGCTTTGAAAAATGTATTTGAAGGAATTGCAGACGCTATTAATATAGTAGATAGAGGTTTGGGAGCTATTGGTGATAGACTTGGCGCTGTAACTGGCGCATTTACATCTCCAACTGCTTTCATTAAAGGTGGTGCATAATGGCAAGTAATGGTTTACAACGTTTGTTTATACCTAATACTTCTATGCCTACGGCAGAAGTAGTTGCTAAAACTATAAGTGATGTAAGTGTAGGCACTACATATGATTATCTTAAGTTTGGTTGGGATGATACTGCTGAAAAGTATTACAGAGGTATAATAACTGTTAAATTGCCAATATTAGAAGATGTATTTGGCGATGTAACAGCAGGTTTGTATAATTCTGATACTCCTGTTGGAGATATAGAAAACATTGCAATACGATTAGACCCAAGTAATCAAATTACAGATATTGGTAAGTATCATGTTTATAAAATTAAAAAACGTTATACTCAATTTGCTACTGGAATAAATGGTAGTTTTTCTACAGCAGGTGGACATTCTACTAATCATATTTCTACAGATACAGTAACTTGGAATGGCTATGCTCAAAGTGAAATGAATAAAGATAGTGATGTAGATGGTGATGCTAGTGGTCACGTTGCAGGCACTATTTTTTGGCAGACTCCTGGTGCTTTTGTCAAAGGAACTGCTGCTAATATGGCCGTAAATGCAGGAACTGATTTAGACCAAAGCACAGATTTTGGTCATGGGGCTAATGGTATTATTCATATGTTTAATGTCGAAAACCATGGTTCTAGTAACACACTTACAATTCCATTAAAACCATTACTTGATGGAGATTCTTTAACATGGGGAGATACGTTTCAATTATTAATAAAACATGAAGGTGCAGTAAACGAAGGATATGGTCAAACTGATACTAGTGGTGATGGTGACGCAGAATGGGGAGATGAAGCCCATAATAATGCAGAAACATTAATAACATGTGAAGCTAGCACGTTTGATAGCACAGTTAGTTCAAGTCTTGTGCAGGTAGAAATAATATACAAAGATGAACCACCTACAAAACCTATTATAAAATTGTCAGCAGACCCTACGGATTTTAGAACGCCTATTGTTACTTTTACTACATTTCCTAGTGATGCTGATTTACAAAATGTAGCATTACATTATAATACTTCAAACGCTTTTACATTTGATGCAAGCCCTGGAACTGAAGTAAAAACAAACCTTACAACTTTTAACGCAGATAGTTATCGTGATTTAGAAAACACTACTTTTTTAAATACGACTAATCAAGAATATTTTCTTACAGCCATTGCTAGCGACAATACTAGTTATGTTCAAGGTAATTTTGTTAAAAAAACACGTATGAACTGTTCAGGAGCTATTGCTTCAACAACTAGTATAGGTAGTTCTGTAACTTTAACTGTGACTGGTAGTGGTGGAGATTACTCTGGTAAATTTACAAAATTTGGAGTTAATTGGGATAGTGGTTCTTCTGATGATATATCTGATTATAGAATTGTAACACTTACAGAAGAAGCAACAAGTGCCACAATAACGCACACATATGATACTAGTGGAGTTTTTCAAGTTAAGTTAATTGCTATTGATAGGGATGGATTTAGAAGTGGTAAAACTAATGCTGCGAATACTACTGTTGTAAAACCAATAGGAACTACAGACCGAGCAGCAGTTGCTAAGTTAAGTGTAAATAGAGATACAGCAGTTCGAGCTAGATATGGAGATTCTTTTTCAGTAATCACTTTATCTGGTGCGCAAGGATATGCTGTTGGCAGTGACAAACGTATTGGAACTTATTTATTTAAGCATAATAATACAGTTGATGCAAATCCATTAACAACTAATCCTTTAGGTAATAACAATGAAGGATTTAATAGTGCTAGTGCGATTGTTAAATTAAAATGTAATCAAGCAAACCGAGATGACACTGTTTTGAAAGTTTGGGGTTGGTGTTCTGTTGAAGCTGATGGAACTCCAGTTGCAGATAATAATGCTAATTTTGACCATTATGAATGGCAAGTGCATTCTGTTAGTCCTCACGCTAGTGCAAACACAGTAGGCACTCAAGCACAAACTGGTGGTGAAGATGTCTATTATAAATCTGTAGAATTTGTAGCTTTAGATGTTATTGATGCAAATGATAATGGCAGTGATACTTCTGTAGGCACAGTTAATAGATATATATTAGTAGATGGCGCAGGAAATATAATTAACAGTGAAATAAGAGCTACCGCTGATGATTATTCTTTTGGTGGATATATTACATCAGATGCTATTACAGCGGCGTTTCACGATACAAATAAAACTATTACAAGAAGTAGTGGTAGTTTCTTGACTGATGGTTTTGTAGTGGGAGATGTAGTGCAAATAGGTGGTATGTTAGAAGATTCTGTAAATAATATTTTTACAAAAATTACTGCACTTACAGCAACAATAATGACAGTTGAAGATGATTTAGAAGATGGAGATGGTAGTAATTCTAATGTAAAAATATTTAAAGCGCAAGGCCCAACTTTACAAGTTGCTTCTTATGATGAGACTACACCTACATTTACACATAAAATTGTTCCAATAAATATAAATCAAAGTTCAGCAGTTAATGAAATTGAAAAAGGTGGAGCTGATGCTACTAATAATGCTCCAGTATCTACTGAAGTTACACAACAAGTTGTGTTTGAAAGTGAAGAATATCATACCTATGATTTTGATACCGAAGCAGATGCAGGCCACATATCTATACAAAACGCCCAATTAAGTAGACGTGGAGGGCTTACAGGTGTAATGCCGTTAGGACAGGGTAGGTATCCTGTTTCACCTACTAGAACGTCCCTAGGATTGCCTACAATGAGTATTACATTAAGAGCACACACGCAAACAGGTTACAGAAAACTTTGGAATCTAATACAAGGTGATAGATATGAATGGTCTACTATTGATTCTAAAAAAGTAGATGCGCCTGATACTGCGTTTAGACAACTACGATTAAAAATGATTGATGGTTCTTTAAACAAAGACCCAAGCCTTGCATCTGAATATACTGCTAATATTAATTTCTTAGTTATTGGTGAGTTGGTTACGTAATGGTTGTGCAAAAAGGGCATCTATTACAAAGCCCTCATGTTGATATAATTGTTGATGATGTAATTCTAAATGATGTTGTTGAAATTAATCTTACACATGAAATAGATAAAGCAAGAACTTTAACATGTATATTCAAAGGAGATGCGTCTTTGTTACATTGTCGTTTAGGTGCTATTGTTTCTATGAAACAACATATAGGTAAACCTATTAGTGGAGTGTTTAGTGATGATAATTCTTTTTTAGGTATAATTAAAAGTATATTGCCTACAGATGACGCATATCAATTTATTGCATTTGATTTTACTACATTGTTAGCAGAATCACAATTTATTAATTATAAATTAGAAGATTATATTGGAGAGGATTTATATTTTGCAGCAGCTTCAGCTTGTGATTATAAATTTCAAGGAGAAGTTTCTCGTATTCCAAACACTAGTATTGATGTATCTAATCTAAAAAATGGTTCAGGAATATTTATTACAGAGGATATGGATTTATTTGGTTGGAAAACAAGAAAAGAATTTATTGATGCTTGTTTTAATGAAATGAAAGTTCTTAGAGATGATGTTAATTACAAACAATTTGCTATACAACAGTTTCATTATGGCATTCATAAAGACAATATAATGAGTTTTTTTGCACCAGACCCTTCACATAAACATGCTATGCCTTTACTTACATTATCAAAAGCTAATAATAATATACCAAAGAAAGGTATTGTGTCTCAAATAGATACTACTAAATTAGTAAATGCTATAACTGTTGTAAGTAAATCAGATTCTACATTATACGCTCAAAGAGAAAATGCATCTAGTATTGCTCGTTTTGGAGTTTTATCTAAGTTTATACAACTTGATACTACAGATATAAATGTTTTAGATAACGCTGCTGAGCTTATTTTAAGAAGATTTGATAAACCTTCTATATTTTATAATATTGTAGCTATTGAACCTACTAACTTACATTTAGGAGATTTAGTTAAAATTAAACAACCTGAGTTAGGTATAGATGAAATATTACCGATTGTATCTATAGAATTAAATATAGGTGTAGAAGTTGTTTATAAGATTAAAGTAGGTGAAAGACCTATTACATTACAAGAAGAATTAGAATTAATATCTAAACCTACAGATAGATAGACACACACACACCTTTGTTTCCACTGGAACTTTACTAAGGTATCCAAACAAATTTTTTATAATTTTTAGAGGGGTTCGGCGGCTTATTAGCTATAGTGTAAGTGTATCTCTTACTCTTTCTAAAAGTTCCAGTGGAAATGAAGGTGTCTGTCTCCTTCCTATGAAGATTCTATGGGTTAAACAAATCTTTTAAAAAATTATTTTTTATCTATAATATTAATAACATGTTGATTTTCTTCAACATTTATTGTTTCTGCTTGTATTTTAGTATTCTTTTTATTCATAACATAGCCACAGCGAAAGCACTTCCAAGATTTATATTTGCTTTCGCCTGCTCTTGTCTTATAACACTTAGGACATTTAATTATGTAGTTAGTAATATACTTCACCACATTTGACACAACACCCCTCTATTAATTCATGATGGCAAGCTGGACATCGTTCTGTATCATCATATCCATATTCTGTAATGCTCAATCTATTATCTCTCCACAATTAAGGCAACGCCATCCTTTGCCAGTTCCTACTTGAGCCCCATGCTTACAAAGCTTCTTCATCTATCCTCTTACCTAAATGACTTACTCGTGATTCTACTGCTTGTGTGTGCCCTACAACATACATAGTCTTGTCTGAATATTTATAACGTGCACCCCTTCCAGTCACTTGATATGGTAGCTCCCATATACCTATACGTTTATCTGCGCCTGTAAATCCTTTTTCTTTTTTGTCTTTAACAATAGTTTCCTTCCACCGTTTAGCAACAGCAAGTGTGTTTACTTTGATTAACCTCATTGATTAACTCCTTTCTCAGCATCAGCCATTGCTTCTAATAACATTATCTTAGCTTTGTTTCTAATACGTTTCCATGTAATTTTAAATTGGTCGTCATCTACACGTTCAATATAATCGAGAGTTATTTCTAATTCTATATCAGCTCTCACTGATTCGTATTGTCTAGCTGTGGGACGAGTAGCCCCTAATTTTATTTTTAGTGTTTCAATTTTCATGTTTATCACCAAATAAGGACATATGTGCTCCTATTTAGCAATTTCTATGGGTTAAACAAAAATCACTTTATAATTTCTACAAGCCCTAAAGCCTCAAAAGACTTAACAAAAGCATCTTCTGAGCTAATATCTATTAATTTTTTATCTATATTATGATACTCAACGTAAACATTACGCACACCTTTCATATATTCTTCATTATCAATCTTTTCACAAAAAGGATGTTTCATCTGCATGAACTCTATAAATCTTTTACTATCTTTTAAGTTATACTCGCCACCATCTAGCCATTTTATTTTTGTCATGTGTGCATTATCTCGGGGAGGACAAAGAATAAAAATGTTTTAGTGATAAACATGATGTATAAATTACGTTTCTTTGTCCTCATCCCTACAAGTGGCAGTTGCTTAAATACTTGCGTGTGTATTATTCAGTTAGGGCTTTGCTTTCTACATCAAGCCATTTTTTAACTTTTAATATTTGTTCTACACGGTATTTGTAGCGGTCAGCTTCCGTTGTTTTCTCTCTGTGATACAAAAGCACGTCATTAACAGCAAATAAATGCTCAGTAAGTAGCTCTGTATCCATTGCGAATAGTTCGTATAGGAAATGCTTTTCAACTACTGGATTCTCTTTCTTTTTCCTTGGCATCTTCTATCTCCTGTTTTGATTTATACATAGAATCTTTAGCACTCAAATAATGTAGTGCCCGAGTCACTTTTCTCCATGCTTCATCTAAATCGTGTGCGTTATCTAGCGAATCTGCTAGATTTACTATGTCTTCTGCTATTTGTTCTACTTGTTTTTTCATTCTTCTTCTCCTATATTTATTTCTTCTATCTGTTCGTCTATTAAGAATATTTCTACTCTCTCATAACAATCAGCACAGATACCTTGCTTTCTGTTTATTACATAAACTATTCCGTCCTTTGTAAGGTCAGCATAGCAAGTATCACATTCATTTGTAAAGTAATCTTTCCATTTACGTATCATCTTTTCTTTTTCCTTTTACCTTTTATCTTTTTCCAGTCATTAGGTGTGCAAGGCCTCTTTCTATTCTTATGCTTTCTCATATTTTGTTTATCATGTGTAGTGTATCCACATTTTTTACAAGTATAACTTACTTTACCTTTTGGAGGAATACCTAATAACTTCCTAGCTTTCAATATGATGTCATTAGAACAATCAAATTTAGTTGTAAGTGCCTTTGTAGGGAACTTAATAGAGTCATCATTAAAAGCATCTCTAACGGCCTTTAAAACATTCATTTTATGTAATGTGTTAAATTCAATTAACTTCTTTGCTATTGCATTCTTTTTTCTAGTAAATGCTGACTTATTATCCTGTTCAAAGATATCAAAATTAAGATTACGACACGGACTAAATTTATCATAACTATTCCCCTCTAGTAAAAAATCACCATCAGAACTTTGTCTTATCATTAATTTAGCACTACCATCTTTATTTGGTTTCAATTTAGTAGCATGAATATGAATATATTTTTGTGGTATTATATAATACACACTTACATTATTTTTATTATCTAAACCTACAAGGACTGCATAATCAAAAGCGTCCTTTCTAGTTTGCCAATGTTTGAAGTTCCAATAGTAATGAGGTGTATTTCTATTCTTACGATTGTATATCCTTGAAGTCTTAACTTCTATTCGATGTCCACGTTTCCATGCGAATAAATCATAAGTCCTATCTATAAATACTGAATCAATTTTATGTTGGGCCAATTTAAATTTGACCCAACTCTCACCAATATCTCCAATACTCCAATGATTATCACCCCTGAGCTTTTCAGTTTTAGTGCTATAAGGCATTATTCATCCTCCCATACCCCATCATGGCAACTACCACATACGAAAGCACCATTAACTATTTCATAATCATCTAAGACCATTAAGCCACACTTCTCACATTCTATCATCTGACATTCAGCACATAAATAACCATCATCAGCAGGCACTCTATTCACAAAAAGACCACTACCAAAGTGAGTAGACTTCTTACATTGAACACAATCTTGATTCATTGTTGAATCTCCTTAGATTTCTTTGACCATGAGCGCCAATCACCATAACACGCTTCCCAATCTACTTCAGTTTGTGTGTGTTTTTTGTCCTCTGGCATTGAGAAATCAATACTTGGTTCCAAATTATGCACACGTTTTGCCTTTGGGACAACTAGGCTGGTTTGCCTAGTTGCCTGCTTTGGTGTGTGCGTTTTCTTTGCCAAATCTCTCCATGAATATACTGGACGCTTGATTTTTCTTAGTTGTGTTTTGTGAACACTCATTCCTTCTGGAGTAAATTTGTAAAGATGTCCATGTTTTGCATCAAAGACTTGTTTGAATCTCAAACCAGTAGACATTAGATGTTCATCAGTAGATGAATACATGTAATCCCCATTGAATAGTTCACCTATAACTAAAGGAGACATTCCATTAGTCCAAAGATACATAGTCTTACCTTTGGCCCATGAAATAGACATAGAGCCTTCTACATTCTTTGCTACTGCATCTATACCACCGTTCTTTAATGCTACAAGGATGGCTTCAGTATCTACCTCACGCTTTGCGCTGGTATTATACTTACGTAAGACATTATCTTTATTGTAAACAACACCATTATGACATAATGCTAGTTTACTTCCCATTAAGGGATGATTATTCCTATTACGTTCTGGTTTACCATGAGTTGAAGCTCTAGTATGCAACATAACCCATCTAGGAGTTCTATTCATACCAAATGCTAGACCCATACCTAAACTACTCAATTCATAAGAGGGTTTGTCTGTCTTGACGTGCCTAATTCCTGTAGGACTTTCATAAGCGACGCCTGAAGCGTCGATTCCTCTGGACTCTAATGTATTCCACATTGTCCTGAGAGCTTGCTTTGCCCACCGTGGGGCATTTTCTGTATTACCCGTTTGGTAATATCCGCCTATTCCGCACATGTTTATCACTTTTGTTTTGCGTTCGGATGGGTTGGTATAATGACCACACTAGGCCCACCCGAGCTAATAGGACATATGTCCCATTGTATATAAAGCCTTTGTTGACCCTTTTTTTGAGTTTTCTATGGGTTAAACAAAAACTAAATAAATGTAAAGTGGACAGTTTTTTATGATGTCCAGCATAATTCTCAAATAACGCACACAAGGATGTATCTAAAATGAAAAAAGCATTCGCCAGCATTGTTTTTGTGTGCATTATTCTACCGTTGAAACTTCTTTAAAATCTTATTGATTTTCTTTTTTGCATTGGACCTTTAGCAGTCGGTCTTTTGCAATATTCATTATGCCATTGCGATAATCCAGCCCATCCACCTAGTGGATTCTCACAGGCATAACAAACCTTTCTTTTCTTTGCGTCTAATTGCTTTTGTTTAAGGCTCATTTAATCACTCCTTATCCTTCTCATTGTTGTTTCTCCCATTTCAATAATTCTTTTTCCCAAAGTTCACTTACAGATTCATTAAAGGAATGAAAATTAGCATCCTCTAAAGCGCTTTTAAACACTGTTAGAATATCTTCCCCATTCCAAAGACAGGTTTGGCTTATTTCACATCCTAACTTCTCTAATTCTTCCTGTGTTAAATCTTCAGTTCTATTTATTGTAGGCATTTAAAGCTCCTCTCCTGTCCATCCTATAGTCTTTGGGTTAGCTACCCTTGACATTTGCTCTAGGCCGTCAGTCTTACGCTCTAAATGCATTCTGTAGAGGTCTTCTATTTGACTGCCTGATAATGAGAACCATGCAAGGTTCATCATGTTTTCTGCATCTTCTGCACATGTGTGCTTTATCATTGGTCTAAAGGAATCTTGATGTTCCTTTTGCTTTTGAGAATCAATAACAAAAGTTAATTGATATCCCATTTCTGCCCCTGCTGAAAAAGCAGTAATGTCTACTGCATTAGTCATAGAGTTTTGCGTGCTTGTTTTGTATGTTCCTATTTGCTCAGTCATGTTTATCACAACCTTACAGCTACAAGGCAGTATATAATAGGCATATATGTCCTTTTAAGCACAAAATCAACAATTAAGGCGTTTCTGTAGAGCTTTTGGGCGCCCCGCTTAAGTATTAGATGATAGTAGGATTTACATAATTTGACACTTACAGAAATAAAACTAATACCTAGTATAATCATAATAACACACACAGAAAAAAATAATGTGTGCATAATCTTTCCATAATCAAAATAATACACACACAAAATAGAGCACACACAAAATAACGCACACAGCCTATTTGTGTGCATTTTTCAGTAAAATCAATGTAAAAAACAGTAAAAAAGGCAAATCCTATGGGTTAAACAAATTTAGCCCTAGCCCTTTTTCAATTTACTCTCGAGATTCTCTAGGGTATCAATATACTAGAAATGATATAGAGGCCCTAAATCTCGCTTTATTTGGGGTCTATGGGCTGATTTGAAACCAGCCCTTGACCCTATTGTTTTGTGCTTAGGACAATGCTTCTAATTGTTCCTGTTGTTCTCTTCTAGCTTGATTTCTTTCTCGCCATCTAGCATAATGCGCCATCCTTCTTGCCCTTGCTCTTTCTGGGTGAGCTATTGCATATTGTCCGAAGTGCATAGCTCTCCCTCTGTAATATTCTCGGATGCTTCTGTTGCATTTTCCAAAGCCTAGAAAGTCCATGATTCCATCTACAGATAAATCAAAGTTTTCACAGTCTAAATCCTTGTAATTTCTGTCCCATGCTCTTGTTGTAAATCTCTCACAGAATCTAATCCAATTTAGCATTTTAGTAGCGTTTAAAGTTCCTTGATGTTGTCTAAATTCTACTGTTCCATATGTGGACAAATTTATGATGTTTACATTTTTGTATTTATTGTTCTGTAATTGGATTGTTTCACTTGGATAATATCCACCATTATTTTCAGCGAACATTTTACAATCATTCTTAGTCGTGACGTCCCATCTGTTTGAGATAGGTCCGACGTAGCTTCTTTCGCCCCTTCTTGACTCACTTACAAAGGCATCTATTACAGGCTGAAAATATCTATAATTTCTTAATAATTCAGCAGTGAAAAGCCTACAAGGTTTGTTCCTCATAGCTCTGTATTTTCCATCTGAAGTTGTCACGTCTACACGTCGCCTAAAATGATACTTATTGATAATATCAAAATGGACGTGTAGGCCACAATCTGTATCCACTCTACAATACTGTTGTAGAACTGGAATGATTTCCATGACTCTCTTTTCGATGGTTTTCATGCCTTCCATTGGAGCACTTACGAACTCCCAATCTACTGTAGAATCATAAACGACTTTCCAGTCACATCCGTATAATTCCCCTTGGGTGGTGTGCCTTTGGTCACTGCAAGAGATTCCTGCTGATTCTAGTGCCTGCAAAACGTCGTTCAAATGGACGCCGTTTTTGAGCTTGACTTCGACTTCGATTCCTGTCTTATACATCTTGTATCACTACCCTACCAGTGGCGAAGGGTAGTTAAAGGCGCCCTATAGGAATCCGTGCTTAAATCCAAAAAAGGACATATTTTCTAGCTACTTTGAAAATCCTACTTGCATCTCAGAAAACTTACAAAAATAACATCAAAAATAAAAGAAACTACTACAGTCATTTTAACAGTCAAATCAGTCTTTTTTCAATGCCTTGCACACATTCTAAATCAATGCCTTGCACACAAAAATAATCAGTGTGCGAACCATTGCAAGAATAGCACAAAGGACGTCAATCCTCAGCGCTTTCCCTTGCGCAATAGCTCGCACACATCGTCGTGACATCGAGGGTGGCCTTCGGTATAGATGGGCCTACCCCAGCGCTAAGGGTGAGGTAATCTATAATTCGTCGGAGTTTCTCTATGAGGGGGACATATTATTTTTTTTTGGAGTTGCTACCACAAAGGTTATATGTCCCTATGGTGGGGGTGCTGTATGGTATATGCCAAAGAGAAAGGGTGGCCTAAGCAGTATATTTTGAACTGTGGTAGGGACAAGATGAGACAGGCAGTATTTGCAGAGATGCAGGAGTTGGCTAAGGCAGATGAGGTTAGTTTGCAGGAGGAGATATGGGAAGCGTTGCTGATACATACGAGAAGAAGGAAGTTATGAGGGATTGGCAGTGGCGTGGTGTGTTGACGTTGGATTACCTTGAGTGGAAAGAGTTAAATAGACAAGGGACATATGACCTATATGAGTGAAAAGGTTTGGAAGAAGGGGCATGTTTGGACACAGAAGCATTTGGAGACGGACGTGCGCTTGGTAGATGTTAGGAATTTTGCAAAACGCAAGATGGCGGGGTTGAAGGACGACGTGTATGATTTGCAGAAGTGGGCACCAGTTGGTGACAATGATATGAAGGCATTTTTGACAGGTTATCATGGTGCTATGGATGACTTGGTAAAGTGGGCGATGGAGCAAGTTGACAATGGCGAATAGTTTAGATGTATGGGTAGTGTTGTTGGATGAGGTGATGGGTCATATTCAGAAGTTTGTAGATGACAATCCGATGGATTATAAGGGTAAAGAGTTGAAGGCATATACGACGGGGTTAGGTATGGTATCGGTGTTGTGTAAGGCGATGATAGATGATGTGATGGGAGAGAAAAAAGAGTGATAGATTATTGGCGATGTAAGAGATGTGGTATTGCGATAGATACTAAGACAGTTGAGAAGAACGACGGAGTATGTGTGGTTTGTTATGAGTGAATTTTTGATTGCGTTATTGATGGGTTTATCGTTTATTTTTGGTTTTTGGATAGGTGTAGATTGGTATCGTAAAAGGATAATAGCGGAGGAGATAATTGCGCAAGAAGCACGCACCAAGCGAGGTGGCTAATATGACGTTGTGTGGTCATGAGGCAACGCCAGGAGAGTATCGGAAGATATTGACGATGAGGAACAAGTATATTAATTGTAAACGATGTTTACAGGCATTACAATTAAGGGAGTTGATAGCAGATGACGAAGTATAAGTTAAAGCATAAAGAAGAGGCGATGAAGTTGTATTTAGAGGGCAACAGTTTCAATGATGTAGCTACGATATTGCAGGAGAGGAATAAGTTTGTTCCTCCTTTGAATAAGGACACGGTTCGCAAGTGGAGTGATGCGATGGGTTGGCAGGAGTTGATGAGTGATGTCAAGCAGGAGGTCAGGCAGGAAGTTAAGAAGCAGGTAGTGAAGGACAAGATAAGTCGATTGGAGCAGGTTGAGGAGGTTCGAGGTGCATTTTTGGAAAGGATGCGAGAGAAGAGTGGTGTTGACATACGGGGTCATGAGTTTGCAAAGTTGACAGAGATGGCAGAGAAGATGAGTTTGCGAGAAAATGAAAAGCAGGAGTTAGTAGAGACGATTAATGATTGTATAAGTCAGGCATTGGAAGAGGTTAAGATGGATGAGAACGTAAAGCAGCAATTCCTGTTACGTTACATAGAGAAGTTAAGGAATGCAAGTAGTTACATATGAAAGAGTGGTTTAAGGACATAGAGAGCACGAAGAAGTTAGTGATAAAATATTTGAAGGAGTATCCTCATACGAGGGACAGTGATGTCGAGTTATTTTACATGATACTGAAGGATTACTATAGGGCGATACCTCATAACAAGAAGGCTAGTATTTACGAGGACCAGTTTATGACTGACTTGTATGTTTTGTTAAAGTTTGCGCCAGATAAGAGTAGTGTAAGTCGTTTGAGAAGGCGGATACAGAACAATGACGGTATGTTTCAGAGCACGGCAGAGGTAAAGAGGATGCGAGATGAGCTTGAGGAGAAGTTCAGGAAGTGGGCTTCGCAATGAAGTGGAAGTTTGTATGTTATCAATGTGGCGAGAGATGGGAAGAGGAGCACAGATTGATAGGTGCGGAGCATTTTATTTGGAGCAAAAAGAAGGAAGGCAGGCCTATGAAGGATTGTTACAGGTGTAAGATGGATATGGTGTATGTGCCGATAGTGGGGGATTTAGTTGGCAATCGTTCATAAGTATAAAGATAAAGACTCGCAGTGGACAATGTGTGGGCGTTATTCTGAGTGGGTAAAAGGAAGTATGAATGTTTTGGCTAGTGATAAGGACCATGAGGTGACTTGCAAGGCTTGCAGGCGATTTATAGATGAATAGATACGCAGTTCAGGAGCAACGCAACAAGGTTTCTCGGTTGTTAAGGACTAGTAACAGGAATAGAAACGCAATGCGTTGGAGTAAGAACGAGACAGAGGAGCATATTGACATGAAGTTTGCGATTTGCAAGCAGTTAAAGCAGTGGGGGCACGAGTTTTACACAGAGGCGGTGTTTGAGCCGTCAGGTTTGCGTGCAGATGTGATAGATGCGGACATGGGGCTAGTGTATGAGGTTGTAAATACGGAAGGAAGCGATTCTATATTGAAGAAACAGCACCTATATCCGTTAGAAATACGAGTTGTGAATGCAAATCAGAAGTTTACGAAAGAGTTATTGCTATAGAAAACACTTAAATAGAGAAGGACATATTATCTTTTAGATGAATAATAACTTTGAGAAGGATTTGGCAGATGGGCATAAAGGAGAAATGGCTGTTAGGCATTTTGTCGAAACGGTTATGGGTAAGCAGTTTAAGAAATACAATGATAATGCAAATTTTGACATACTTTTCCAGAATGATTACGAAGAACCCGTGACTTTTGAGGTAAAAAGTGACTATTGGGAGAAGAACATAGATGAAGGTGGGTCTGGAAACATGGTTATTGAGTATAAATGTCGTGGAAAGCCGAGTGGGATACGTAAAACGAAGGCTACACACTTTGCATATTACATTCCTAACATTAGGGACAAGCAATTATGGGTAATAACTGTAGACAACTTAAAAAAATTGATAAAAGACAACAATTTTAAGCGTGTAAATGGTGGTGAGACGTATTATGACAATGATGACAAGGTGGCTAAGTGTTTTTTGATAGACAGATACAGGTATAGAAGGCATTTTGATGTCTATAGTTGGGATGGAAGGGGGTGGATAGATGATTCGAATTTTTAAAGATGGCGAAATCATTAAAGAGACCGAGGACATACAAACGTTAGTTCAATTTTTGGATTACTACGGCGATTCTCCGCCAAAAATGATTGAATTTAGGTTAAACCATGACAAAATCGAAGAAAAAAATCGACGACAAGCTGCTGAACTTAGCAATTAGTGGTGCTTTAGAGACATTAAAGACAACACCACTTACCTTAGAGTCATTTATTGACGATGTATTGCGTCATTACATGGAATTAGAGCCTGGAGAATATGTCCCTTTGGGTCAGATGCATGCAGAGTGGGCAGATGCGTTTGAGGCAGGCACACATACTTCGATAATTTGTGCAAGGGGTCACTTGAAAACGTCATGGGGCTTGTCTGCACTTGCGTATCAGATGGCAATGCAGCCAAATTATCGTGCTTTGTATCTTTCTGCGACCTTAGAGCAGGCATGGGACAAACTGGAGCAGTTTGAGGAAATCTGTAGACGTTCATGGAGGCTTAATTCGTTTATGAAGTCGCAAACTGATGATGACAAAGTGACTTGGCGTAAGGGTGCTAAGTATTTTAACAATGGAAGTAGGGTTCATGCGGCAAGTATTGGTAAAGCGTTAGA